GAGTGGCCGAACGGGACGGATTCGAAATCCGTTGAACAGGCAACTGTTCCTAGGGTTCAAATCCCTATCTCTCCGCCAAACACATCGTCTAAGCCCCTGAAACTCATAGAGTTTCGGGGGCTTTTTCGTTCTGGCTTGGCCAAGTGTCGAAAAACTGTCGAAAATCACGCACCGGACCAAAGGTCAACGCATCCCGCAGATGATCAGGGGCAAGGTGCGCATAGCGCATGGTCATTGCCAGCGATGTATGACCGAGAATCTTCTGCAGCGTCAGGATATTGCCACCGTTCATCACGAATCGACTAGCGAACGTGTGACGGAGAATGTGCGACGACTGGCCATCAGGCACCGGTAGACCAGAAGCGACCAAAGACAGCCGAAAACTGTTCAGGCAATTAGAGAACCTGCCGTGTCGCTTGAAGTGCTCCAAAATCTTCAATTCCAGGACAGGATCAATCGGAACGGACCGGACACGTTTACCCTTCGTGTTCACGAAAGTAACCAGACCGGAACGAACAAGATCAGGAGCCAGCGACTGCGCTTCACCCCACCGACAACCAGTAGCAAGACAGATTGCAGCAACCATCGCAACATGCGGCGTGGTACAGCGGCGATGAATAGCCCCGAACAGAACCCCGACCTGATCTTCGTTCAGATAGCCAAGTTCCCTTTCTTGAAGCCGAAGCGGACGGACACGCGCCAGAGGGTTCGGATAGTCAATGTCATCGAGTTCACGAAGGACATTGAACACTGAACGGAGATAACCAAGCCGGTTATTCAACGTTTTAGGATTAGCGCCATCCTTCAGCGCCTTAGCCCGATATTCGGCGTAATCATTACCTGTCAGCCGCACAGCAACCGGGTCACCTAAATCTTTTGTCAACGCATCTAACAGCCGACGCCGAGCATCACCGTCAGCCAATGTGTGTGCATGCAGAACAGCCCAACGGTCAACAAGTTGGGAAAGCTTCCGCCGATCCTTTGGACGAGGCGACCAATCTGGCGAATCAATAACCTTGGCGCGGCATGTTGCTTCAAATCGCTGAGCTTCAGCCTTCATCTTGAACGTCTTGCGAAAACGCTTGCCCTTGATGGGCTCAACGTCGACTTTCCAGCGACCATCAGGCAATTGCTCGATTGCCATCAGACCGCAACTCCCCATCGAACCACACGCTCCTCAAGGCGCTCACCGATCATGGCTCGCACGTCCTGAGGCGTCATGCCCTTATCCCGGTAATAGGTGCGGATCAGAGGCCAGAAGGGCAGGCTCTTAAGAGCCTGATACGTCTTTTTTGCGTCCAACCCTTGCCGCGCAGCGAGCGAGATGGCGTTACCAATCATTAGATCAATATTCTTACCGCTGAAGCCCTTGGCGGTCTTGTATTGCCGCTTGTAATAGGTCTGATCAACCAACGAGCTAACGCCAGTTTCGACAGCCACATCATCACGCAACAACGTCCAGATCGGGTCAATCACGCCAGGGCGAGACATGAGGCGGAAACGGCTAAAACCATAACGCCACAGGCCGTCCAGATGGGGCGCAAACTCAACAAAAGTCCGCGTCTCGATGAACTGACCAGATTCAGTCGAGCAGCTGCCAGCTGCGAACTGATCAACGATGGAATGATGGAAGCGGAACTCAGCACGCCACACCGGTTGTTCGGGGTCGTAATTGTCAGGGTCGTTTTCGTCGAAGCTGTCGCTACGCTTCCAGACGCTTTCCCAGAAGTCGAGCTTATCGACGGCACGAGCCTGAAGGGTCTTGTTGTAGAAGCCCAGCTGGCAGGCGCCCGCAGAGCCGAAAAGGAAGGATTGACCCCGGCCATAGGTAGCCGACTTGTCGGCCCACTCGAAACGATTTACACCATCGAAACTACGAATTGACGTCGCCTTGCAGTGCATCCGAGCAACCATATCTTCAGGCGGCGTCCAATTCTGAAAATCAACAGCAAGGTGAACCGCACACTGCTTAGGGGCCACATTAGACATGGCCTCACCGGCTAAGCGATCCATGAGCGACTGAAGCCGCTCAGGTTCATGAGCGTCGATGGCGTGCGGCGATACTTCGATCTTGAGATGCGGCCCGATGGCGTCCAACTTGCGGTTGAAGTTTTTCAGGAGCAGGACCAGACCGAGGTCAGAATTCTGGAGCTTGAACTGATAACCGCTGTCACGGCCAACACGGGACGCATGGAAGCGATAACCAGCGAAATCGACCATGCCAGGCTTGTCACCGAAAAGAGCCAGCAGTTCGGGCCGTAGCAGGCCCTCATACAGCTGGCGAACGGTATCCACGCCACAACGAAGCAGACGAACACCTGACAGGTCGGTGAACTTGGCAAGGTGACTATCAAAAAAGAAACGGCCCTTCGGATTCTCGACAACCTCACCACCATCGCCGAACAGAACTCGAACTTGATCCTTTGCCATGATTAACCCCTTATTGACCTTTAATGACCGCTTTCATGTATTTGTTATTGACGTGCTACAGGGACGTCACCGGGCGGGTTTTGCGCGCCGGCTCGTACCTCGCCCGGCGAGCAAAACCCCGCAACGCAGCATCACCACAGGAATTGCCCCTTTTGGTACGGAACGACCGTCAAGCCGCCACCGCCCGAAGGCTGAGCAACTACCGGCTGTGAGGCTGGCTGAGAGGGTCGTGAGGTGCTTTGAGCGTCTTGGCGCTGGGAGCTGCCAGAGCGGTCGGGAATGGTCGGATCGAAAAAGCCGTACTCAACCACCCGATTGCAGAAGGCGAAGTCCGTTTCTATGCGAGTGCTCTGCTGCGTGTAGCATTGGCATACGGTAGGGACGCCATTCACCACCGCATGCGCCATACGCCCGAACTCCCGTGCGTAGGTGTCGGGATCAGTGCTGGACATGCAGTAGAGCCGAGGGAATGAGACAGGCCGCGTTAGCTCATCGTAGATAGGCGCTGAGGCCGGTATCTGCGGTACCCGGGGGACCCGGCGCCCGATATAGCTGGCGACCGTTTCAGGAGCGCTCGATTGACCATCCGACGCCGAGGGGCGAATGAACGCGCCTACGGTATCCCGCACCTGATCCACCATGCTTCCGGCAGGCGCGCCGCCATCGGCGAGGGGTGCGGTCTTCTCTGCGTTGTACCGCTCATAGGCGCGGTAAACGAGGATGCCCGCGCCAAGGATGACACACAGCGCCAGGATGAATTTCGTCGGCACCTTGGTCTGGAAGTGGTGCTTGGCGTTGGTACTGGTATAGGCGCCGAAGTAGCGCTTATCCAGGCGAAGCGACTTCTTGTCGGCATCCTTGAAGCTGGTTTTGACTTCGACCTTTTCCACCACGACTTCGGACTCGAAGCGCAGCAGCTGGGCCGACTTGAACACCCGCCAGTAGTGGATATGACTGTTGCACAGGCGGCGCAGGTGCACATCCAGATAGCGCGGGTCTTGCGTGACCAGATGCACTTCGTGGCCCTGGTGACGCATGGTCTCGAAACGGGTGATGTGCTCAGGTGGACGAGCTCGTGGATCTCGAGCACCGAACCAGCCTTGGGCCTCGTCCACGACGATGACCGAATCGCTCGGAAGCTCGAACCACTTTTCGGGATCTTCAAACTCGAACCATTGCGCTTGCAGCTGCTCAGGCTTGAGGCCGTTGATGTTGTGGTAATAGACCACGCGGCCTTGGGCGTGGGCGTTCTGATCCACTTCGCGGATGGTATTGAGGGTCTTGCCGTGGCCGGGTTTGCCGGTGCGGATAACGAGCATGACGCCTCCTTAGGCTTCGATGGAGGTGCCGCCCGGCTTATGCCAGACCTGAGCACGACGGCGGTCAGTGGCCTTGTCGATCCCGGCCAGGATGAAGCGCGTGGAGATCGCCGCGAAATACAGGTTCACCACCACATCGAACTTGGCGAGTCCGAGAATGCCTTGGATCACCGGCCCCACTTCACCCATCAGGCCGAACAGGTAGTCCTGGGCTTGGCCAATGATCAAGTTGAAGCCCATATAGGTGACAAAGCCGAAGCCGATCATTTTCAGCACCATTTTCACCAGCGGACCAAGGACGATGACGAGCATCTGAACAATGAACAGGAACTGCATTTACTGGCCTCCTACGGA